GAGAAATGCCATGCGTTAGTTTTGTAATCTCCTTAGATAAGGTATTGAATTGATGTTCTCTCTCCTGCTCAAACTTAATAGTATTCTCAAGTTCTTCATAACCTTCTTTAAGTTCTTTTGCTTTATTTTGAACATCTCCAATTCTATTTACACGAAACTCTTCCTTAATGTCCTGAGTACATGTAGGACAAACCGTATTTTCAATAAAGAACTTATACTCTTTAGTAATGGTCGCAACTTTTTGAGAGATTTTACCTTTAAGATTGTTTAGTTTTGATAACTTTTCACGAGCACCAGTAACATCCTTCACCTGCTCTTGAAGAGTTTCCATCTTATAGTTTAAACTCTCATTATTCAAAACATACTCATTTTCCTCATCCAAAAGATCATCAATCTTTTTCATATTTGAATCGATATTTGCATTACCACGACTTTCAAGTTCTTCAATAAACTCTTGCTGCATATTCATCTTATCTTTAAGATTATCTTTCTTAATATCTAAAGATTTAATCTTTTCTTTCCTTGTACGAATATTATCCTTGATTAAATTATTCATCGCAGAAAAGATACGAATATCCAACAAGTCCTCAATCACCTCACGACGATTAGCAGTTGTGAGTTGCATAAAGGGAATAAAGGTGCTACTACCCAATATTACAATTTGAACAAAACTACGGTAATTTACCTTAAGAATACTCTCCTCAAGAATGCGTTGATTAGCACGATCATCTGCTTCCTTATGGAGAGGGTTACCATTTACTTCAATATCAAAGATATTAGGTTTGATTCCACGACGAACCAAATAATCACGACTATTTACAGAAAACTCAATCTCAACTAAACAATCTCTCTCATTCGTAGCATTGACCAGTTGTGGTTTTGTAATCTTTCTAAAACTTTTATTGAATAGAGAGAAGCAGATTGCGTCCAACATCGTAGATTTTCCGGCGCCATTTGTGCCAATGATTAAATTTGTATGATGTTGTTGAAAGTCAACCTCTGTAAATTGGTTTCCGGAACTTAAAAAATTCTTATATCGGATTTTCTTAAATGTTATCATTCTTAGGAGGGATCACAATGTCATTAGGAGTAATAATCGTATACTTATACGAATAATGTTTACAAGTTTTAATAGCAAGTTCATCATCAACTTCTACAATGTCCATATCAGCATCTTCTTCGTCATATAGCATCATAGCATATCTTTCGGCATCATCTTCCTCTTCAAACAAAAATAAGACTTTATGTCCATGCTTATCCTGAACAGCATAAGCACCGTCATTTTTACCATCTTTGAGAGTTAGAAGATACATTTACTCCACTTCGCAAGCTTGACTATACAAATCTTGGAAGATACCTTTAATAATGTTTTTATCAAGATTAAATTCAGACTCATCAATATAACGATTTAGAATTGAAAGTGTATTCTCTTCTTCATCAATATCAAATTCTTCAGACTCTTGAATTTCAAAGTTCTCAATTATCTTTAAATCATAAACTCCAACAGAATAAAGTTTATCAATAAATTTTTCAAAATCTCTTTGTTTTGATTTTTTGCGAACAATAACTTTTACGATTTTGTTTTCATATTCAGTTGCATTAAAGAGTTTATTATTGGTATCTTCGTAATAGATGTTATAAAATAATTTATAAGGATTGTTAATTGGAGTATGAGTGAGGGTTTCCGTATCAAAAATATGGAAACCTCTTGTATCATTCACATCATTCCAGAACATCTCATAAGGATTTCCTAAGTAAAAGATTTTTCCATTATCTGATCGAGTGTGATAGTGTCCAGAGAATACTTTTTCAAACTTGTCAAATAGTTTGCAGTCCATACCATCTTCCATAACGTGGCCACAATGAGCCCTAAATCCATTAAGCTCTAAATGTCCGAGAACAATTTTAGATTTTGATTCTTTAATAGATTTGACAGTATTCTCAAAGTTTTCTGCATTTATCCAGGGTATAAACAATACCTTTAATTTATCTAATTCAATCTCTGATACTTCACTATATGTCTTGATATTATTATACGTCTGTAAAAGAAGTTCTGGAGAATTTACATTATTGGTATTCTTATAATAACAATCATGATTACCAATAATCATATGAACATTATAATTTTTGAGTCTCTCAAATACAACTCTCTTCGACCACTCAAGACTTTGATAATCAATTGACTTACGACTATCAAAGGCATCACCCATATGAACAACAGTATCAATTCCTTCTGCTTCTAGAGTAGGAAAAAACACATCATCATAAAACTTCTCAAAATAATCATGCAAATGCTTGGAGCCTTTGCGCGAGCCAAAATGTGTATCAGAAATTAAGCCTATACGCATAATAGTTCTTAACTAGATTTCAAGTATAGCACGGCAGACCCAAGAAAGTCAATAGTAGATGTCAAGTGTTGTGCTTATCGATTCTTATATTGAATTGCGTCTTTAATACTGTTATATTCTGAACTATGTCCAGAAAGCAAACTATCGTCAATAACCATAACTTCATCAAATCCAGTCTTCTCAATAATCTTAGTCTTGATTTCCAACTGCTTCTTCTCCTTCTGAATGCGTCTCAAGAAGGCATAATGAATAATCTGAGTAAAGTATGCAAAAGGGTTCCTAGACCTTTCTGGGTCAAAGTTATGGATGTATTGAACGCAATTTTCAATGCCATCAGAAATCATATCTTCTCGGAACATGTAGTTCACAAAGTTTGGTTTATATGATAGATGTGTCGCAATCTTAAGAAAACACTCACCAAGATAATCTGGAATACGTGGTTTACCTTCCCACCTTTTTCCTCTTTCCTGTTTCGGAAACTCAGTAAGATCTTTATTGAAAATATTCATATATGATTTTTCTACCTTGGTTCGATAGACAATCATTGCTTCCAATAACTCTTTATTGTTTACATAATGTTCCGATTTCTTCTTTGGCATAATTCATTACTCTTTGAAATATAAGTTCTTTTAATTATACCACACTTTACATGGTCTTGACAAAACATCAATTTGTCAGTAGAATACCTTTGTTAGGGTTGAAGAGGAAAGCTATACTTCTTTAGTATCTTCAAGTTTAAAGATACTCTCTAGAGTTTTTCTTGCTTCTTCTACCGAAGATATATATCCCATTTTTCTAGAAGGTTTAATATCACCTTTGAGTTTTTCATTAGAGTAGGATTGAGAATTATAAATGTCCATATCATCTTCATCTTCGAGATAGTTATTATATATTGCAATTATTTTTTCATCATAAGTTTCTGTCATAGTAAGAATTTTATCAGATCTTATAATAAAAAAATCATCTGATGATAATTCTATCCATGATTTAACTTTAATATGCATTCCATTTTGAGAATGAAAAAGTTTCATTGTAATTGGATTTTGCATCACAATCAAAGGATCTCCATCATTTTCATCTACTGAGACAAGTGATAATATTTCTTCTCCAGATACCAATTTTATAATTGCGTAAAATTCATCTTCCATTAGTTCTTTATTGGTATGTTTACAATATCATAATTAAAATTTTCTTCATTATAAACTTTAATTCTTTCAATTAGATGATTAAGGGTATAGTTTCTCCTGGATTTATAAGATATGTCGTCAGCAATGTCATAAAGAGTTGCTTTAATTTTATTATTACCTTTCCTAAGTACCCTTCCAATAGATTGGAGATTCCGAATTCTAGATTTGGATGGAGAAGCAAAAATAACATTATGGAGATTTTTAATATTAATTCCTGTACTGAACGTTCCATATGATGCAACAATAATTGCATTATTTTCCTGTTCGGTAATTTCCCTTACTTGCTCTCGATCTTTTGTATCCACTCCACCATGGACAAAAAATACTTGTCTTTCATCAACTGTATTATTATTTATCATATGATATAGTGGTTCACCATGACCTTCAACTCTTGCAAAAAGAACAAGAGTATTTCCTTTAAGATCGAGAGCAAGATTTCTTATAAACTTGTTTCTACGTTCATGATTAATAATATACTGAACTTCTTCCTCAAAGTTTTCAAACTTATGTGCTGGGTGCTTCAGTAGAAGTACATTGATATCCAGTTTAGCAACATGACCCTTCGCCATCAACTCTTCGGTACGAATAATTTTATACGATGGACCAAACAATCCCTCAAGGACCCATTTATGAGTCTGTGTTCCATCAAGTGTTCCTGTAAATCCAAAACGGTATTTTGCATCTGCAAGTTTTGACATTATAGATATTAATGACTTTGATTTAAACTGGTGTGCTTCGTCTCCGATAACTACATTAAATCTAGAGAAGTATTTGCGGGGAAGTTTGTAAATAGACTGCCAGGTAGTAATAATAACCTGAGAATCCGTTTCTCTTTCCTTCCCTGCATAGATCTTGTGACAATATGAACCTACATCCCAACCATAGTCTGCAAAGTCTTTATACATCTGCTCTACTAGCGAAGTCGTCGGAACAACTATCAGAATATTTTGTTTTTTCTCAACGTAATATCTCACAAGAGAATATATCATCAGAGACTTTCCAGAAGCAGTTGGGGATATCAACAACTTTCTATTATGTTTTAAAGCGTCGTATACTCCCTCAACTTGATAATCTCTCGGAGAATACTTGCAAATAGTATTCATATAATCTTTTACCCCTTCTTTTGAGATAAAATCATTTGTCTCAAAAGGAAGACCATAATACTTACTATCTACAAACTCATAAGTATATCCATGATCATCACAAAATTTTGTAATTTTATCTAATAACCCAACATATATCTCTCCTGTTTGGATATTAAATAATCTAATTTTTCCGTCCCAATGTTTACTACGATACGAGGACATAAACTTTGCACCAGGAACTTCAAAAGTAAACTGGTCTGATAATTCGTAATATACGTGAGGTTCTGCCTTAACCTGTAAATATATTTCATTCTTTTTTGATATAATTAAATGAGACATAACCCATATAAGTTTCACCTATGGATATTTATTGTCCTTCCTGGTAATTATTTTGGGATACTAAATTATTTTTATATGCCTGTGCTTGATGTTGTAATCTAACGCCTCCTTTTTTACGATTATCTATTTTTTGCTGAAATTGAGCAAATGTTGATTGTTGTCTTTGTGGTGCTACTCCTTGAATTTGTGGTTGATTTGGATTTTTTCTATTACGTCTTTCAATAGATTTTCTAACAGCAATATCTTCTGGAGATGATTGATTTTGTTTTGCTGGATCTTGTTGAGTTACTCTTGATGTAACAACAGCAGAACCTGATGGTGTTGATACTGGTTTTTGTGTATCAAGTCTATGAACATCTTTCGTTCTACTAATAGGATGTTTTGATGCTCTTGCAGCTGGACCAGCATGAGCAGTATCAGTGCTAATATCACGATCTTTTATATCTTTGGCAGATGCATCAGACCATCCTTTTGGATGTTTATGAGTTGCAACATCTTGAGCACGTCCTTTACTTTGATCTTTACCAAACTTTTCTCTCCCACTTGCTGCTTCTTTATCAAATTGTTTAAGTGCTTCTGGATATTTT